GTAGTACTAGTAGGAGTTCTAGTAGAAGATAGTTTAGTCTGGGATATAGGGATTCTACCACCCCAACCTTTTCCATTATAATAATTGAAACATCATTCTGTAATTCAGTTGGGTCACCTTTGGTTGGCAAAATGATTGGTTCGAATTCTAAATCATCAGATGATTTATCCAAATCTTCAATACATTTTTTTTAAATAAAGTAATAATTCTTCAGCGTTCATAACTATCTTCCTTGACCCCTATAAGGTTTTTTATAATTCTTACTATTCTTCAATTTACTATTTCTCGTTTTTGCATGTACGCCTTTACGTTTTCTATTGCCTTTAGCAATTCTATTACTGTGTGTGCTTGTTGCAGCCATTTTTTATTAAGTATTAAATTATCCGATTAAATCATGTATTGAACTCTCACGTGGGAGAAAACTAGCAAGAGTTTTAAAGAAATTTTCATATTTCTTTATTTTCTCATCCTTTTCCTTAAGTTCTTCCTCTCTATTTATTAAATAATCATAAGCATCTGATATTAAATAATCATAAGCATCTGATTTCTTAGGGAGATGTTTAAGACTTTTTTTCAATTTCAGAAATTCAATTAATTCATTATACGCCTTTTTTTGACATTCACGTTCTGCTTCCGCATTATAATCATATAACATAATTATTTTTTTTAGCAAAGATAATGATTATACGAAAATAAGCAAGGATTGTTACATAAATTTTTGTTGTCCCTCAAGGATTCGAACCTTGACTAGCAGAATCAAAATCTGCGGTGCTGCCATTACACCAAGGGACAATGGTGGGAGTGGAAGGATTCTCACCTACATCTCCTGCCTCCATAGGCAGTGCTCTAAGTGTACACTTTTTTAATTAAGCTACACCCCCGTTTAGATGACCTGAAGGGATTCGAACCCTTAAACCCGTTAGGGTGTCGCCTTCAAAGGACGATGCATTGCCAATTCTGCCACAGGTCAGTGGCGAGATTTTTTGGTCTATCTATGGCGACCTTGGAACTACTAAGCCTCGATATAGACAAATCTCGTAAACCTTCTATTCTATACCGAACCTCGCTGTCTCGAAGGGATTCGAACCCTTAATCTTTTCCTTCAGAGGGAACTATGTTGCCGTTACACTACGAGACAAAATCATTTTATTTTATTATGTATTTTCTTCCTATTTTCCAACCCGTTGGAATATCCTCACCCCTTTTCATTTTTTTATTTTCATTACCATTTGTTATCCAACAAGTTCCATATTGCGAATTACCTTCACCATTTTGATGTTTTGAATTCGCCCTCCCTATTTTTTCTTTAGTTTCTTCCCTATGTTTTCTACCATTCCAATCATAATTAATTTTTTTTTCTTTTCTACCTTCAGAATAGGCATTTTTTAATGATTTCGTAATTCTCTCACCCTTTCTTTTTACCCATTCTCTATCTTTATGCAACTTACGTTGTTTTTTAATTGAATTTTTGGCGTTTTTCTTTTGTTGTTCAATTGTAAATCCTCTTCCACCTTGTCCACCAACCATTAAATTCATACAATCTACTTTTGCAATTTCATTAAGATTAACTATTTCAATTTCATTTTGAATCATCGTTTTTCGGTCAGGTAGAAATTCAATAATTTCACGCTTATGGTTTTCCGCACCATATTTATTAATTGAATATCTTAATCTTTTTCCAGAACCTAAATAACCATCATCGAGATTATCTGTTGAATGCATTCCAATATAATATCTATTTGTAAGAACGTTTGTCGTTTTATAAATGAAATAATATTTTCTTTCTTTTTGAGCCATAATCTGTACTTTCCCCATAAATACGAGAAATCACAAAAAACGACCAAGCGGGTGATTGATGAGACTCGAACTCACAACGACCAGAATCACAATCTGGTGCTCTACCAATTGAGCTACAACCACCATTTAAAGATACTTTATCAGGTACTCGGTGCACCATTTCCCATCAATTTCTCTTATTGTTAATTTTTATTAGCTTTCCTTGTAATGACAAGTTCTCAGAATTAACAAACTTCATTCCCACTCGTCAGAGAGGTGGGGTTCGAACCCACGGAGGACAACGCCTTTGTGCCCTCACTGGCTTCCAAGACCAGTAACTTCAACCACTCGTTCACTCCCTGTTGGTCGGAATAGCAGGACTCGAACCTGCGACCTCTGCATCCCAAATGCAGCGTACTGCCAACTGTACTATATCCCGTAAAAAAGGCATAAAAAAACCCCATCCTTGCGAATGGGGTTATGTTTAACCTAACAATTTACTTAAATAAAAAATTTAGGCATAGTTTCCCCATTCAGACATCTTTGGATGTTGCTGCGGTTGGGGTTGTATGTTTACTAAATTTTTCATCTTCTTATACTAACTCTATTAAAACAATTCTCTGCAAATATATGTATTAAAATCATAAATACAAACATTTTACGAAAAAAAATGTAAAAATGTTACAAAAATATAAAAAATAATTGCATCACGTTGAATGTGATGCAATTATGAATTTTAGTCAAGTCTTAAAATTTTACATAACCACTGTCTGGCAATAAAATCTAAAAACCATTCCTGATTTACTCAGACCTAACTTAATAATAATTATTAAGCAATGACTTTCAAATATAAATACTGAGTTATTGAATTTTATTATCAGAAATATTTTATTTTTTTCTAAAACATTTAAGTATTTATTTAAAATATGCCCTAATGGAAAATATTGATTTTGTTAAAATAATTAAGGAAGAAATCTCAAATTTTGACTTTTTAGGTAATGATGAATATCTTAAAGAAAAAGAAGTTAGTAACTTATTACAAAACGAAGATTTACAAAAACAATTAATTTGTGATTCACTTTTAGATAAAACTAATAAAGTAAAAATAAAAAGAATTGTTGATTCTCAAATTACAGGAAATTGGGATGAAATTAATCGAGAAGATGCTAATAGAATATCGCTTTCATATTCTCTGGATATTGAATATAGATACGATTCCCAGCAAGAACCAATAATATTTAATTTATATTTTAGTGCTGAAAAGATTGATATTGGTGTTAATGGTTGGTCTGATAGAGGAAAATTTGGTGGTACATCTGATACTGATGTTGAGCCATCAAGTGATTCTTGGTATGATGTTTTTGATTGGAACGATATTGATGTTTCATTATATACAGTTAATGGTGAAGATGTAGAATTTATTGCATTAAAAAAAGCACCGCTAAGAATTCAAGTTTTATTCATGAGACATTATCTCGAAAATTTTATTGAAACCGAGACATTAGAACTTAGAACTTCTGATATGAAAGATAATATTCAAAACATACCATATTGTTAAAATGACTAATGAAAAAAAAATATTGTTAGAGAATATTAATCGATTAATTACTAAGAAAAGAAATAAATTACTTAATTCTTATTCAAAAATACTTATAGAATCTAATAAAGTACAAAGATTAGTAAGTAATACTACGATAATAAATATTAATATATAATTACCATTTCTTATCATCACATTTTGATTTAATACTTCTTACTTTTGCTGGCATATAACAACTACAAATATCACAATAATTTCTATCACTCAACTTATCACAACCAATGCAGATTTCCATTCTGGTTTTTGCAATTTCTTCAATATCTTTATTTGGAAACATATAATTCTTCCAACCTTTAAATATTTCTTGTAATCTATTCATTAATAAACTTAATAATTTCTTCACTAATTATAAAATTAATTGATTCGTTAAGTCCTGAAATTTGATTTAATGATTCATGACCACCTTCAATAAATAATTCAGATAAATCAGACCTTTGATGTGATATATCTAATGCTTTATTAATTAAAACAAGTATTTGATTTGGATTTTCTGTTTCTAATAATTGTTTAATAATTTTTTGTAGTGGTTCTAAACCAAAATCAGATATTAAATCCCAACCATTTGAAAATTTAGGTAAAAATACATCAAGAACTTCATCATAACCTCTTTTTTCAATAATATCCATTGCCTCATCCCAACTAGATATACTTTCTCCAGTCTCATCTGAATTCAAAACATAATCATTAAATGTGTCTACATCAAAATAATTTGTGTGACCCCAAAACATTGTAATAACATCCAAATAAACAGTATTTCTTACGATAATATTTTTCCAATTATTAATATATTTGGTGGGATAACGGGTTATTTCACCCATTTTAATAAATTCCATTAATGCTTGTTTATACATTGATGGTTTTATTTTATTCAAAATAATTTTACTTTTATCTCCACTAACCATTTTATTTAGAATATCACTATATACGTCATCATATATTTCATAATATTCATAAAAACTATCTTCATTATTTTCTAAAATATCCATATTATCGATAAATTATTCTACCACCTTTACTTACAACTATATTAGGATTACTCTGACTTTCAATTAATGCATTATGAAGGACTTCTGGTGAAGTAAATGCTTTATCATATATTCTTAATTTTTGAATACCACCATCAAAACTTGAATCAAAGTTCCCACCAATAATAAAATCTGATTTTCTATCGTCTTGAACCAGAATATCAGCAGCAGTATATGTGAAATTATTAATGAACAATGTACCACCAGAATTGAATTCTCCATTGGTTTCAATCAATAAACCCATATATACAAAATTCTGTCCTGTATTATCTGGAGTTCTAAACGTACCGCTCATTGGTAACCATCTCATTTCACCACTTATATATCCAGTCCCATTGCTTGATTCGGTAGGACCGACATACCCGACTTGCTGAATACTACTACTAGTTACAGGATATCCTGTTTCACCATAATATTTAATACCATCAACAACCCACTCATATTCTTGTCTGTCAGGGAATGGATGTAAACCATTATTTTCAATTTCATGAAGATAACCATTACTTAAAGGTAATATGTATTCTGTATCATCAACAACATTAATGTCTACATCATCACTATACATTAATATTGATATTTTATTATTATCATCAGCATTAAAGAAACCATCATTAAATAATAATAAATTAGCAACATAATCTCTATTCGATAACATTGAAATAGGTTGTTTGAATTTAACGAAATAGGTTGTACCTGTTCCACCAGTATATTCAATACGTAATACTGTTAATGGATGTTCGATACTTGAATCACATGGGTCATCATATGTAAATGTTGAAGTATCTGCACTTAGAGATAAACCATCTAAATAAGTATTACCAGTAGGTGCAGTATAACATTCTGTTGAAATTGGGTCTTCTTCAACTGTAAATTTCGAATTAACATATGTTTCATCATCACCATTATAAATCATATATGTTTGGTAATCGTAATGCCAAGATTCTTTTAAACCAAAACTTCCACCACCCCAACTTATTGAATATGGTACTCCTTCTTGTTTTTCTTTATCATTTGAAAATCCTTTAAAATAAAATTCTGGGAAATCTTTATTTATCCAAATTGCACGTCCATTAACATAAAAAATTAATTTACCTAATCGTTGTTCTATACATTCCAATAATACTAGGTCATTTATGGTATTGTTTGGTGTAAATACAATTGTAATGATAGTAAATCCAGTTTGTGTTATCGTTGTTGGTGAACTATTTGTAATTATCAAACCATCATTATTAACATATTTATATGCTAATCTTTTATCTTGAGTTAATTCAAAAGCAATTGCATTATTTTTAATATTATCAATTGGTGGTGCTTCAGTGTATTTGGTTGTATACATATCTTCTTCTGGCATAGAAAAACCAGAATTAAGTGATTCGTAAGGTTCAAGTGCATCAAGAAAATTATCTTCACTTGTTGTAACACCACTAATTGTACTTCCTGTCATGGTTTCACCACTAAAATATGGATTATATTTATCTTCCGCACGAGCACCCATCATATAGAAAATACCTTGTGAATCAGAATTAATATTTAATAATGTTTCAATAGTAATTCCATTATTATATCTTGCAGGTAAAACTTCGTAATTATAACCATCTAATTTAAAAAATCCTTGTAAATAACCACCACCTAATTGGAAATAATTACCAGTTTCTCCTGATGTTATGGCTGTTATTGGTAAATATTCCGTGTTTACAATAACACCACTTGTTTCACCACTATCTGGATTTTCAACTATGTTATATCCAACTCTATATAGAGATAACACATTATCTTCTGGCGTTAAATAAATACCCCCCCACATTTCATTGGTTCTTCCATTATCAAAACCAGTTAAACCAAAATCAAGTAAATTAATATTATCAGATACAGCACCAGACCATTTTGTCAAACTAAAAGATGTTAAACCCGTGTTTAAATCCCATGATTTAAAGTCTGTCAGGTCAATATGAATTGCCAGATTATTGGTGATTATGTTATTTAAGCATTCTAAATTCATTTTATATAGGAATTTAATCATAAATACTAAAGCCATTTAAATATAGTCGAGTATTTATTAAAAATGATGAAATTAAGAATAATCTTTTAGTGCGCTAACTGGATTTAATTAGTATTTATAAAAAATTAATAATTATGAAAGACAATAAACAGAGACTTTTTGAAGTCATGGGTAGACTTGATAAAACCTTTAAACCTACATTAACTGAAGGTTTCGAAGAAATTGAAGCAACTGGTACAGAGGAAGTTCCTGCTGAAATGGGTGCTGAAGTGGATGCTGCAATGGATGGTGATATTCCTGCTGAAGAGCAATCTCCCGAAGAAAAACTTGCAGAATTAACAGCAAAAGTTGACGAAATCTATGCTTTACTTCATGGTAGTGAAGAAAGTGCTGAAGAACCAGAAGGTATTTCAATTGAAACTGGTGAAGTTGAACCAGAAAATCTTCAAGAATGGAATTTCGATAAGAAAAAAGGTGAAAAAAAGGAAGAAGAAAATCCTGCTGAAGAAAAAGAAGAAGAAAAGGAAGAAGTTGACGAATCAGAAGAAACTAAACCTAAAGTTCCTGTTGAAGCTATTGCTAAAGTAGGTAAATAATTAAATATTTCACCGATTATTAGTATGAATGAGGTTAAAAAGAATCCCCGTTTTTGGTCAGGTAAGTATTGGAGAAAACATAATGTTTCAGACACACTGAAAGAAGTTGTTGAACCTGATAATGTTGATGTGTCGTCAATACAAATGCACGACACATTGAATCCGCTTATCTGGGAATCTGATGAACAAATAAAACCTGAAATAAGAAAAACCTTATTATTAAATGCTAAAAGATTTATTGAATTTAGTGGTGTTGAGAATCTCAAATTCAAGGATATTATATTAACTGGTAGTATTGCCAATTTTAATTATAATGAAAGCTCTGATATGGATGTTCATACCATATTAGATTTTAATCAAATTTCTGAGAATAAAGAATTTGTAGGTGATTTTTTAAAATTAAAAAAAGCACTTTGGACAGAAAAATTACCAATCCAAGTTAAAGGGCATGATGTCGAAATGTATTTTCAAGATAGTGCTGAACCACACCATTCATCTGGAACATATTCATTAACTAAAGATAAATGGATTATTAAACCAACAAAAAAAATAGTAAATGTTGATACAGCTAATGTGCAGTTAAAATCGGCAGACCTTATGAATACTATTGAAGATTTAGAGAATAATCAAAATGAAGATGATTTTCTAAGAAAACATGAGGCATTAAAAAATAAAATAAAAAAATATAGACAATCTGGACTTGATAAAAGTGGTGAATTTTCAACCGAAAATCTCGTATTTAAAGTTCTTAGAAATACTGGTTTTCTTGAAAAACTAGTTAAAATAAAAAATAATTATTTAACACAAGAATTAAGTCTAAACGAATTTATTGATTAATAATGAGAAGAATTATTGTAACCACTAAACAATTAACAAATTTTGTTGAATCAAAGAAAGCTGAAAAAGTATTCTATGATATTGTTGCTGATTTGTCTGAAAATCGAAAAAATCTTAATGAAAATATTTCGATTGATGGGGCAAATCAATCAGTTATTGATAATTATTTGAGAAAAAATTTAATTACACCTAAAGTAAATGAGATGTTAATTAAATATGGTATCATCAATGAAAAAAAGGAAATATTATAAAGAAAGCATTTTTTTGTTCTTAATTAAGTATTTATAAAAAAATGTAACCAATAAATAGCACATAAAAAATATTCAAATGAAGAAATATACATCAAAAGAAGCATATTTTGGCAGAATTAAATCATTAGCTGACGTAGATAAGACTTCAGTAAACGAAACAACAAACCGTAATTTAGGAAATTTAATCGATTTCAAAAGAGCAGCAAATAGAGTTGCTTATGGTATTGTTCAAGAAAAACACAAATATTATATTAAGAAAGGTGGACTTAATGAAAACCAAACTGTTGCAGATTTTGCTTATATTGGTGGATTAAGTAATATAACCAATTATGAATATAAATCATTAAAGGAAGCGGATAAAAACAGAAATATGTTGCTTAAAACTATCAATGAAAGTCTTGATGTTAGACCATTGAAAAGTGTTGGTAAGAAAAAAATGTTAACTGAAGATAAAGCAGCTAAAGAAATTGCTGGTGCTGAAAGTAAATTAGGTGATTTAGATGCAGCAACTGCTGCTGCTGAAGTTCCTGCTGCTCCTATTGATGATTTAGCTGGTGCTGGTGATGCCGAAATGGATGCTGGACTTGATGCTGCTGGTGGTGACCCTGCTCTAGGTGATGCTGAGATGGCTGCTCCTGATGCTGAGATGGCTGCTCCTGATGCTGAGATGGCTGCTCCTGATGCTGAGATGGCTGCTCCTGATGCTGAGATGGCTGCTGATAGTGGTGAAGAAGGTGGTGCTGATGAAGCAACTAGAGAAATTGAAAAAGCTCTTGGAAAATTAACAAATACTTTGAGGAAGACTGAATTAACTGAACCTCAAGTTAAATCATATGTAAATACATTTTTATCTGCATTTAAAGATGATTTCCCTGAAATCGATATTGAAGACAGAAAAGAAATGGCAGAAAAAATTACAAAAGTTGTTCCTGATTCAGAAATTGCTGATTTAGGACAAAATGTTGAGGATTCTGAAGCTGATACTGAAATTACGGCTACAGAACCAGAAGAAGTTGCCGAAGAACAACAATGTGCAGAATGTGGTGGATTTGCTAAATATGCAGAATCACGTGGTTATAATACCGATTCAATTAAAGAATGTGGTGAAGAAGAAATGACTAATTTAGTTAGTGGATATGCAAATGCACATAGTGAAGGTCAAAACGATGGTGATTTTAAAGCAATCGCTTTATTTATTACCCCTGAAATTCTTGCTAAATTAAAAGGTGATTATGGTCACGATGAATTTGCTGGTCAAGTCGAACCATTTTCAACTGAAATGAATGAAGCTAGTGCTGAAGATAAAGATGCACAAATCAATGAATTATTTGGTGGACTTAAAAACTTAGCATCAAAAGGTGCTCAAGCTGTTGGTAAAGCAGGTCAAGCTATAGGACAAGGAATTGCCAATAAAGCACAACAAGTTGGTCAAGCAGTAGGACAAGTAGCTACAAATGTAAAACAAACGTATCATGCAGGTGAAGTACCAGCAGAAGTAAAAAAACTTGAAGGAATTGCAACAAATCTTGGTCAACAAATTGATGCGTTAAATAAAAGAATGGTTAAGGCAGGTAAAGAACCTGTTAATATTGGAAGTATTTTAACTACAATAAAAAATCAAGTTGCTGGTGGTGGTACTGCTAATTTAAGTAAATATACAAATGAAGAAGGAATTCCAGTTGATAATGTTGAAGTTCAACCTACATTGGAAGAAGCTGCAATCGAAGAAGATGTTGATATTAAAGTTAGTGAAAAAGCTGGAAAAAAACTTAGTCCTGATAATGTACCTCAAGTTGAAATGAAAGAAGCCGAAGAAAAAGAAGGTGATGATATTGATATCGATTCTTTAGACGTAAGCGGTGAAGAATCTCCCGAAGTACCTATTTCTGTTGACGGTGAAGAATCACCACTAGATTTAACTAAACACAAAGAACCAGAAATGCCGATGATTTCGGGTGTTGATTCTATGGGTGGTGGTGTTGTAAAACCTGATGGTGCTGAAACTACAACAGTAGAAGTAACTAAAGATTCTGTTAATGTTACATTAAATGAAACAATTAAGTCAATGAGTTCAACTCTTAATGGAATCTCAAAAAGTCTTAATCCAACAACTGCTCCTAAAGTAATAAGTGAATCAGAAAAGAAACTTAGAAAATACATTCGTAACAGACTTGAAGAAAAAGCTGGTTTGAAACAACCTGTTTTAAGTGAAAATAAAAAATCCGAAACATTATTAAAATTAGATAAAACAATCGATAAACAATTTAAATTGTACGAAACTGTTGCTTTGAAAAACGGTGAAGAATTAAATGAACTTTGGGGATTTGGTGTTGCCGATAGATTTGCAAAACTTGACCCTAATGATGCTGCTAGTATTGAAAATTTATTTGTACAAGCATTCAAAAACATTTTAAATAATCCACAAATGAGTGCAATTGGTAGAGCAGCTAAAACTACTCCACCTGAAGTAAAATACCAAATACTTCAACAATTTGTTAACGGTAAAGGTGGTTCTTTAAGACTTGCTGATAGAAATACTGTAAGATATGTACCGCAATCGGTGAAAGATGCTGCAACTGCAAATCCTTTTAAATCAGGTGGTACTGGTGGAAAAATGGGTATGGGTGGAGTTTAATTAATATTATTGATTAAATAATAATGAACCCGAAGAAATTCGGGTTTTTTTGTAACATTATATTCTTAATATCGTATAAGAACTTAAAATATAATATATGTTGCACAGAAAATTTGACAATTTAAAATTCAAAAGAACCTATATTGGTGGTTCTAAAAAGCGTGAACTCGAAATATTTAATGAGGTTCAGGGAACAAAAGATGATAATTCTGAATGTGATTGGGTTGAATATAGGAGAATATATACGCGATATTGTGACGACACATTAAATGTTATTTTAAGCTGGAAATATTTATTAAATAAGTTAAGCATTATATTTCTCATACTTACCATACCGATGATATTTGCAAGTAAAAATATTGGTATTTTTCTATTAATAAGCTCATTAGTATCATATATTACCTTCAAATACTTTAAAGTAAAAGAAAGGAAGAGTTTATCAGCTTATGATTTTTCTCTCGATATTATTTTATCGGCAATTAAACAAGAAACTGGTTTCGAATTTAATAAGAATTAAGCACTATTTCTAGGTTTCATTTCTTTATCTATAGTATTTATAATAAATAATCATTATTATGGATGAGGATAAATTAAAATTAATTTACATTTTAAAAATTGGTTATAATACCAATGATGAAGGATTATATGAGTTTGTTTTTTCATTAGACCCAACAAATATTGATGTTGAAGGTTGGTGTTGGGATTTATGTCCTGCATGTGATAATGCAGTGCCTCCAACACCTGATTTTATAAATGGTGTGTTTAGTTTAAAAACTTCAACATTAGATTTTTACTGTTTACATGAAGCTGTTGATAGAGAATATATGCATGGTTATCATACTATTCATGCGCTTGCATATGAAATAGAAAAAGAACCAGATGGTAGTTTCAGTGATTATGAGAATATGTTTGAGAATGATAATGATGAAATACCGTTACTTGTATTTCATTACGGTATGTCTTTAAAGAAAATTAAAGATTTATTGAGTTTAAGAAAAATTATTTTAAAAAATAAGGAATTTGTTGAAACTTCTTCAATAAAATTTTAGTATTTATATTTGCCTATCTCACCTTATTCGGGAGAAAAGGTTTCGAAGCACGATATATCGAGAAATATACCGTGCTTTGCGGTTTTTATATGGATAGTATTTATTATAAATATTTTATAATGAATATTAATATAGATTTAAAGAGTGATTTGGAAAATAAGTCGAAAAAGAAAGAAGATATTTTTCCAGAACACGTACCTGTTATTCCCTATAATGCACAGAAAGAGCAAGAGAAAGAAGAAGCTAGGAAATTAGCAAAAAAGTTAAGGAAAAAAGGTAATTATGAAGCGGTTGTTATTACAAAATCAAGTGAAGTAAAGAAAGCAAGTGAATTAACTTTTCCTGAACAAGAAGAAGAGTTTATAAAATGCGCTAAAGACCCAATATATTTTATCGAAACCTATTTAACAATTTTTGACCAAACACAAGGTGAAGCTGGTCTTATTGTTCCTTTTAAACTATTCGATTTCCAGAAAAGGTTAATTACTGCTTATCATAAAAAAGAAAATCGTTTTGTTGTAGCTAATAAGTATCGTCAGGCAGGTATTAGTACTACTACTTGTGCATATATTGCATGGTATGTTATGTTCAATAAAAATCGACAGGCAGCTATCGTTGCTGATAAATTGGAAACTGCTACTGGTGAATTAATGAGCGATGTTGTGGAATTCATCGAAAGTTGTCCAAAATGGCTTAAACCTAAAACAGGTAGAAACACCGAAGAAAATCTTAAAGACACACAAAAACTCAAGATTTACGATAATAAATCAAGACTCGGTGCTTTTGCATCTAAGTCTTTACGTGGTATGACTCCAACTCTATTGTTTTGGGATGAAACCGCATGGGCAGAAAAAGGTGATAAATTCTGGACTTCAGCACAACCAACGCTTCAAACTGGTGGTCGTGCAATTATGGTAAGTACACCAAATGGTCTTGACCCTGTTTTCTATAAAACATTCCAAGGTGCAAGGGAAAAAAATGAAAATGGTAAACCAAAAAATAATTTTCATGCTGTTGAACTTTGGTGGTTTAATGACCCAAGATATAATAAAGGTCTGGGTTGGTATAAGAATAAAGGAAAAACCAATGAAATTAAGTTAGAGGATAATGGCAATACTGATGAACAACGAATTAAATTAATGGATGATGGCTGGGAAGCTAGTAGTCCTTGGTATGAAGAACAGGTTCGAAATGCCAATGGTGATATGCGTAAAATAGCGCAAGAATTACTATGTTCATTTTTGGGTTCTGGAGATAATTTTATTGCTGAAGAATATCTTAAAAGAATCGAAGAAACTGAAATCAAAATACCTATTCGTCAAGAATATACTGATTTAAATATGTGGATATTTGAAGAACCTGTTATTGGTGAAGACTATATTATGGCACTAGATGCTTCACCCGGGCATGGAGAGGATAATTCAACACTTAATATGTTGAAATGTAATGAAATTGTTGAAGAAAAAGTTATTACAAAAAATGGTAAAACAAAAAAGGTTAAAGTTAAACGGCATAAAGTAGAACAAGTAGCAGAATATTATGGTAAAGTAACACCACAAATGCTTGCAGAAATCGCATATCAATATGGTAAACGTTATAACGATGCATATGCTGTTGTTGATATTACTGGTGGTTATGGTGTACAAACAGTTGAAAAATTATTGGAGTTCGGCTATGAAAATATTCATTTTGCTGAAGTAAGTCATAAACCAAGTAGAGATAGATTACAAGGATATATTAAAAAAGGTCAAAAGGTAATGCCCGATGGAACAGTTATTAATGTCGATTTAATCCCCGGTTTCTTTATCGGAAATAATCGTCCATCAGTTATTCTTGAAATGCAAAGAGCAATTCATTTAGAGGATGTTATTATTAGGTCAATTAGATTGTTGAATGAGTTGAAAACGTTCGTTACGGTGGCTGGAAATCGTGTTGCTGACCATAAACGTACATTCCATGATGATAGTATAATGGGATTAGCTATTGGTTTGTTTGTTTTGAACTTTGATATGGCTAAATTTAAACAAAGCAAAGGAATTACCGAAAAAATGCTTAAGTCTATTCTTACAATAAACGACATTAAAGATATTGGTACAAAACAAAAAACAAAAAATAAACCCATGATTTCGGCAGACAGCGCAAATCCTTTAAATCCCTATGGAGCAAATGAATGGTTATTTCAAGGCATAAAAGATAAAAATAGAAGATAGTTTGTATTTATGTTTAAATGACTTTTCCAAAATTTTGGAGTATTTATAAAAAAATATAATAAATTATAAAAATGGCTGGCGAAAAAGAAAATAAAGGCACTATATATCAAGAACTTAATAAAATGCTAAACCTTGATGGGTTTGGTTTTCAAGATTCTTCAAGTGTCGCACCTGTTGCAACACCTCAAAAATCAAAAATCATAATTAAGGGTAATACACCTGAAGAAATACATAGAAAAGGTCTGGAAATTGAACAAAAACGTGAACTTCAAAGTAAATTTTTTCGCACAACAGACAGAGGGTTTCAAAAAGCATTACAATATGAAGCAGCTAGACTTCCAGCATATATTGATTATGAAGGTATGGAATACTACCCAATTATTAGTAGTGCGTTAGATTTATTTATGGAAGAAGCTACAAGTATTGGTTTAGAAGGTAAAATGCTTAATATTTATTCTAATAAGGAAAGAATTAAATTATTATTAGAAGAATTTTTCTATGATATTGTTAATGTAAATGTTAACTTACCTTTCTGGGTAAGAAATGTTTGTAAATATGGTGATAATTTCGTTCTGCTTTACGGTGAAAGGAAAAAAGGTATTACTCACGTAAAGCAAATGGTTAATTATGAAATTGAGCGATTTGAAAGAATACAGAATGGTAAACCATTAGTTAAATTCAAGCAAAGAATGACTGGTGATGAATTTAATGTGTTCGAAATGGCTCATTTTAGATTACTTGGTGACGACAAATATTTACCATATGGTTCATCAATTTTAAATAAGGTTCGTAGAGTATTCCGTCAGTTAGTTATGGCTGAAGATGCTATGCTTACTTATCGTATTATTCGTGCTGGTGAGAAAAAGGTATTTAAAATTGATGTTGGAAACATAGATGAAGATGATATTGAAGAATATATCTATAAAGTTGCTACAACTTTTAAGAAAACAGCACAAGTTGCTCCAAATGATGGACAAATTGATTATCGTTTCAATATATTGGGAAACGATGAAGATTATTTCCTTCCAGTAAGAAATGCAAATACACAGACAGGTATCGAAACACTCCAAGGAGCATGTTTAACATTAGATACTAAAATTGAATTACTTGATGGTCGAAGTTTAGAACTAAATAATATCATTAATGAATTTAATTCTGGAAAAGAATTATGGTCATATTCAATTAATTCAGAATCAGGAGAAATTGTCCCCGGTAAAATCACATGGGCAGGTGTCACAAGAAAAAATACTGATGTACTTAAAATAACATTAGATAATGGAAAATCAATCACATGTACCCCAGACCATAAATTTCCAACTAAATTTAATGAAACTAAAGAAGCCAAAGATTTATCAATTGGTGAATCTATGTGGGCATTTAATAAAAAAGAAAAAATAATAAGTGGTGGGTCTTCTAAAAGAAATACATATGAAATGATATATGACCATTCAATAAATAACTGGATTTATACACATAGAATGGTGGGAAATTTTATGAGGGAAAAGAATTTACATGAAGTATTCACACATAAAATTAACGAAAATAATTTACAAACAATTCATCATAAAGATTTTAATCGATATAATAATGTACCTCAGAATTTATGTTTTATGAATTCTAAAGACCATTTTTATTATCATCATGATACTGCGAAAGAAATGTATGATGGTTATAGTGATGAAACAAAAAAATTACATATTAATCTAAGAAAAAATGGAGTTAATTCTTATTGGGATTCAATTAGTGATGCTGAATTAATTATTAAAAGAGAAACTGCAATTAAAAATTCATTGATTTCAAGAGAAAAAGCTGTTGAAACATTTAATAATAATCCAAATAAAGAAAAAATAATTAAATTAAGAGGTAAGTCAATTTCAATTGCAAAATCAACCGAAGATTGTAAAATAAAACAATCTAAAATGGTTAAAAACCAATGGAAAACAACAGATTTGTCTAAAATTATTAAAGAAAAACAATCAATCAAATATTCAGAAAAATTGCTTGATTTATTAGTTGATTATTTTAGTGAATATAATAGAATTGATTTAATTCTTGAAAAGAAAATAAACATAAAAAATTCTGAATGGCTAAACGAATTTAATCAATTAAATCCGAATAATAAACAGTTAAATAAAATGACTGAAATTACTCGTAATAACATCGACAAAATGTTGAAAAATTTTGGATATTCTAATTGGAATGATTTCAAACATAAAGTACCTTGTTATAATCATAAAATATTATCAATAAAATGGCTAACTACAAAACAAGATACTGGTACAATTACAATTGATGGTCAAGAGCAACTACATAATTATCACACATTTGCATTAAGTTGTGGTATATTTACAAGAAATTCCAACCTAGACCAAATACAAGATATTGAATATCTAAGAGACAATTTGTTTACAGGTCTTGGTGTTCCAAAACCATTTTTAAGTTTCCAAGATTCTGCTGGTGGTGGAAAAAACATGGCACAATACGATATTAGATTTTCAAAAAAAGTAAATCGTATTCAACAAGCTATGATTCAAGAACTTAATAAGATGGCATTGGTTCATCTTTATTTGTTAGGATATAGTGGTGAAGATTTGAAAAGTTTTACATTAACACTTACAAATCCAAGTACCCAGCAAGAATTATTGAAATCTGAATTGATGAGAGATAAAGCTCAAACATATACAGAATTGACTCGTGCTGAAGGTGGTGTTGCTGCTATGTCACATACTAATGCAAAACGTTTAATATTTAATTGGAGTGATAGACAAATTGTTGATGACTTGAAACAACAGAAAATGGAGAAAGTTATTATG